GACGGTTGGGTCCCACCTTGCGGAACAAAGCAAGGTTAGAGTTGGTCTAGTGCGGCTTCTTCGAGTCACTGTCGAAGCCGACCGCTCCGGTGAATATCCGTTATTTCTATAGCTCAATGCTACAGACTTAACGGACATCATCTCTCGGCCATCCTCCCGATGGGCAGTAACGCCATACTGGGGGGCTGAGGTACCTGCAGTGATAAACTGCAGATATCTCGGGCCTCTTCTACCACGAAATTCAATGGCAGAAGAGACAATGGCAGGGTACCTGTAACACTGCATATCCCGGTCCCAGACGACAAAGTGCGATTTGCACGCGACGTCAAAGGAACAGAATATGTAACTATCCAAGGACTCCGAAGAGGGTCCAAGAAGGTGGCGCCGAATAAGTTTCGGAGTATGCCGGAGTACAGTGGCATAAGCCTTAACATACCTGACGTCACCACTCCCTTCACCCGATAAAAGGCGAATGGAGTTAGCTACAAAAACAGCATCACGGGCACACTCTACTTCCGTTTTAAGATAAAACGGTCGTACCGAGACTCCTTTGAAATAGTCTTTTCCGCAAGATTCGCGGAATGGCCCAAACACAAATGATTTCTCATCATTAGTGCGAAAGCCACAGAAGCCTAAGACTTCGATGGCGGATAAGGCAAGGCCCATGGGGACAACTAAATCATCCCCATAGACTGAGACCGAATCCTCATCAAAGCCAAAATAGGCCGCCGTAGACGCTAATAGAGCCCAAAAAATCATAGACTCTAATTCAAAGGTGAACCCATTACCCATACTTGAAAACTTCTCATAAAGTATGAGTTTGCCCTCCAATAGCCCTTGCGGGCATCGGAGGTCACTGAGCATATCAAACCAGTCATCGGGTAATAACTCTTTGACCAGTTCGATTGAAAGGGTGTCAGAAGCACTGGCTAGATCCAAAGTACTTGGACGCTCGTCAATACTTCCCATCCAATCACTACCGAGGTGCGCAAGATGTTGATTACGTACCTGAGAGTCGAGGTTTATTCCGACGCGCTTTAAACGCGACCGGATAAATTGTCCGACTCCCTTTTGACAGTAGATGTTCATCATGGGTTCAGCGGCAATTATCCTATGGACTTTTGCCGTCTTGGGAACGAATGTGACCTTGTTGTAGGTTACTACATCCAAACGCGCTTTAACAGCCTCCCGGCTGTCGACGACTCCGGGTATGGATAATGCGGAGCACGAATTATG